TATCCATGCTTTTTCATCCACTGATCAAACGAATATAACCAGTCGAGTAACACACCATCACAATCAGTTAAAATCAATTTTTCTTTCACGTTAAAACAATCCCACTTGTTGCTTGTTGCCATGCTTTCTCAACTTCTGGCAAAGTCTTCACGGTAAACAAAATTGTAGATTTGTTAAAGTGCACCGTGTTAGTTGTATCACCAGTCATACAAACGCTAGGAGCGAATCCTATTCCGTTCTCACCTTGCATTAAACCACGTGGATTATCAAGTTCTACAGTTTCTTCGCCTTGCGACTTCAACCTTCCAATATACTCACCAGCAACTGTTACTACAGTTACAACATCATTAATATTCATAACCAATTAACTCTCCGCGTTTTGTTTCCTTTCCATTTTTCGAGCGATGTCTTCAATTTGACCTTCACTCATGTGAGATAAAGTTTCCTCAATACCTTTGATAAAACCATACCCAAAACCAGAACTCCTACCTTTATACACTCCATAGTAAAAAGAAGCAGCGACCATTCCAGTAGCAATTGCCGTATGTAATAGAGGATCCATGTTGTTTCTCCCAGTTCTTATTGCATTCTACTTGAACAGAGATCAAATGTCAACGCTTTTTTCCAATGTTATATTTTGCAATTAGATCCCAATTATCTTTGTCTTTGTGCGCTATGATTTTAATTTGATTTAATTTTACAGAAGGTTCCTCAATAAGCAAAGGATTGACTACTTGAATTAAATCCCAGTCTGCCAGTAACTGGATGATTGTGTTTCTTCGCCCCTGATCTTCTTCTGTAAAGTTGGTATTCTTGCCATCTAACGCGAACAACTCTTTAAAGTGTGTAATGTAATACTTGCCACGTTTATGTAATATGTGACAAGACTGATAAAGTTTATGATCTTTCGGCGACGCGATGCCAATGCGAGTCAGTGTCTCGCGCACCTTCAAGAAGTCGTCTTCGTTCTTCAATATTACCTCGATCAAAGAATCTACAACAGTGTTCATGTACCACCCTTTTCTAATTTTTGTTTTATTATTTTTATTTCAAACTCAGAAAGACACTGCAATGCTTGTAAAGTTTTATGATTGTTAAAACTATAATATTCTTTCACTGCTTCAAAGTCTGCGTCTTGCTCAGGTTTGAACCACTTAGAAAACCTTTTCTTTTCCCGCACTCCGTGTAGAAGAAACTCATACTGTAGTTTATGATCAATTTCATGATAACGATTCATTTCATTGGCATAAACAATAGTGTCGTAGAAGTATGACAATCCACGGTTAACCATAAATGCGTTGTAGTTTTTCTCAGCGAGATAGTCATTTTCGGTATCTCGCATCATGTTCTCTTTCGTTGTGTTGATAGAGTTTAAATAATCAAATGGGTTGCTCACGGTTTACTCTCTCTTCAATTGCGATGAGTAATCGTTCACACTCATCGCAAATTATAATTTCGCCATCAGTCAAAACTATCTTCGCAGAAGTTTCGTTGATTTCATTTTGTTGACAAAGTTCGCAATTCATATGTATTTAGGTAAACTGGACGTTCGCCATCACCTCTGTTAAACATGCAGTCAAATTAATTTCCTGATCTGCAACGAATGCTGCTTTGTGTTGATAGTCCGCAAGAATTAAAACTAACTGAGGAATGCTTCCAGGAGCAACGAAGTCGCTAGACTTATCATAGATCTTGCGAAAGATATCTGCTGCTTCAGCATCAGAATTTTCAGCGACCCATTTACGCACTTCAGTGAAGTTCTTATCCTTGAGTGACTTGACGAGTTTAGAGAGAGTGACCTCTTGAACATTCGATAGAATACCTGTATCAATGACACCAGAGACACTGTAACGCTGTAGTTCGTTGAGGACGCGACGGTTGTCGGGGAAATACTTCTTAACAACTTCGGCGACGACTGCCTTCTCAAACTCAATACCTTCTTTGGTCAGAATCATACAGGCACGTTTAAACATTTGTGCTGCGAGTCCAACCTTATCCTGCTTGTTGAGTTTAAAGTCAATCACCGAGCACCGAGAGTGCAGTGGTTCAATGATTCGATTCTTAAAGTTACAAGTCAGAATGAATCCGCAGTTCTTAGAGTATTCCTCCATGAAGTTGCGAAGAGCAGGTTGAGTTGAGTTTGGATTCAGGTAATCTGCCTCATCAAGGATTACATACTTGCGCCCACCTTGTAGTGAGACTGAAGAAGCAAACTGCTGAATATAGTTCCGGAGTGTATCAATGTTGCCGTTCATTGAACCATTGATCACGATGTAATCACAATCAAGTTCTTCAAGCATCGCCCGAGCGATTGTAGTTTTACCTACACCTGCTGATCCTGATAGGATTAGGTTGGGGATATTTTCCTGATCAACAAACTTCTGAAAAGTCTGTTTGAGTTCAGCAGGAAGGATAGTTTCGTCAACTGTTTTTGGTCTGTATGACTCGACCCATAAAAAATCATCACGCATAATTCACCCACAATATTCATCAATAAAATGGTCAGCCGCCCCGATGTATCCCTTCGCGATGTGACCTGACGCGTCATGCTGTTCCGCGCCCCCTTTTGACCTCAATTAAATACGGAGTTGCTCTCGATGCTAACCCAGTATTCAATGTCATCAGACTTAAAGTTTGCGATACTCTTGGAAGAAATACCAACCTTGTAGTTATCGCTCAAAAGTTTCAAATTCTCAGTTTTAAACACAGCGACAAACTCAGCATCAGTTTCACCGACTGTGATATCATATTTATCCGAACTTGGATTTTTAGTATCTATTGCTCGTAAGAGAATCTTGCCATCTTCACCAACAACCGCCAACTCAGGCAATGACAAAATGCCAATCGCCTTCATCACCTCGTCAAAGTTTTCTTGCGATAGATCAAACTCAATGTCAAAACTGTCGATAGTAATTTCTTTGTTGGGTGGAACAACGATCGTACTCGGATCAGCATACGTGTAACTGACCGTTCGACCTTCTGACTCGATACGAACTTTCTTTTCTTCAAGATTAAAGGTGGGTTCTTTAAACATTGAAGTCACGCCAAGCAGACGAGAAAGATCATAGATAGCGAAGTCGCCTTCAACTGTATCTTGTAGGTTTGCTTTCGCCATCATGGTTTTGTTGGGCGAAATAGTTCGCAGAGTTGTGCCTTCTTTAAACTGAATCGAAGGATTGATTGTTGCAAAGTTGCGTAGAACCTGTGTAGTTCGGTCACCAAATTTCATAATGTAATCTCCAAATTACTTTTTCTTACCAATTTTAGATGGATCAGCAGTTGCTGACACACCAACAGCGGCGAGGTGCGCAAGCGACCCACCGAATATGTAGGAACCAACGTGCTTCAGTTCCATCCAAGGGCATAACCAAACTTTCATACCCATGCGCATTACGTTATAACAGAACATGTAATCTTCCGACAAGTATCTGTTAGAATATTCTTCCCGAGTTATACCATGCCTCTTATCAGTCAAAAAGTCAATAACTTCTTGTTGAGTTCTTTCAGATTTTTCTTCATAGAATGCTGTGATTTCGTTTACCAAGTTCTGAGACTTATCATCGATCAACGCATCAAAGTATGCCATGATCTCGCGACTGCCGTCAAAATTTTCTGTACGAACATGATCAGGTTTGTAGTAAAACTGTGGATAGTTCTCAGCATATGCTTCAAAGGTTTTGCGCTGAATCATCATAAATCCAGTACCACCTTCCATTACCTGACAGGGTTCGCCGATCTTAATCCCGTTTTGTCCAGAAACAGGGTTGAATACATAATCGCCAACATAATTTTCTAGGACGTTGGGATTTTCATCTGCCATTCCGCGATCAACTGCTGCTTTAATTTTTTCCCAAGAAATAGTTTTCTTAGGATACGGTCCACAGAGAACATTATAGTCTTCGTTCTGAACAGACAAAGCAAGCATAGCAATTACATCGTTAGCATTGAAACCAATATCGGCATCAATAAACATCATATGCGTACAGTCGCTGCGCATAAACTCATCAGCACAATAGTTCCTTGCCCGAGTAATCAATGACTCATTAAACAAAAAGTAAAATTGCAGAGGAATTTGATATCGCGCACATAAACCAGTCAGGTCTGCGATCGAGCGAGTAAACATTCCTGCGCATTGCCCTCCATACATAGGGACTGCTAGGAAGATTTTTTGCTTCCTTAATTCTTCGACTGGTACATTGATTTCCATACTATACTCCCATTGCTTTCAATTTTTTAAGTTTGCGATTAATGTTCTTAGACTTTCTTTTTGCCTGAGTTAAATGATATGGATTCGCTCTTGACAAATAATCAATCCCATTCAAATGATCCAACTCATGTAGATAACATCTTGCTATAATATCGTTGAACCTCATCGTCTTCATTTCACCGTTCTCGTCGAAAAATTTTGCTCTGATCTCTGACGGTCTTCTAATCTTAACGTATAAAGATGGGAATGTCAAGCAACCTTCAGTAATTACTTTCATTTCTTCTGAAGCATAAGTGATTTCTGGATTGAAGCAAACAACTTTTTCCGGTTCAGTATTCATCACGAACACTCTGTACGGTAGACCAATCTGATTCGCAGAAAGACCAAGACCCCTGTAGTGAACAAGGTTTTCGATCATTGTTTCTGTTAGTTCTTTAGGATCTATCGGAGGATTTTGAAAGTCGAATGGTTCAAGATTCGTCTTCAGAAGTTGATGGTCCTGGGGTATAAGGTTCATAATCATATGCGGTTTCCACCTCAATCACTTTAAATTCATCGTCA